TGAGAGCGAACTTGAAGAGTAAAAAGATAAGACTTCCTGATTTAGTTGGAAAAGGGTATAAGGATTTTTGGAATTTCAAAGGAAGATATAGAGTCTGTAAAGGTAGTAGGGCGAGCAAAAAAAGTAAGACAGCCGCTTTGTTTTTTATTTATTCAATGATGAAATATCCTGGTGCAAATTTACTCGTGATAAGAAAAGTTTATAGAACATTGAAAGACAGTTGTTTTTCAGATTTGAAATGGGCTATAAATAGATTAGGGGTGCAGGATTACTGGTCAGTTAAGGAAAGTCCATTGGAGATAATTTATATTCCTACAGGGCAGAAAATACTATTTAGAGGACTGGACGATCCGCTTAAAGTTACTTCAATAACAGTTGAAACTGGAAATCTATGCTGGGCGTGGATTGAGGAAGCCTATGAGATAAATAAGGAGCAGGATTTTAATATGCTTGACGAAAGTATAAGAGGTACTGTTGAAGAGCCTTTATATAAGCAGATTACACTCACGTTTAACCCTTGGAACGAACGGCACTGGCTCAAAAAAAGATTTTTTGATGTTGAAGACGAAAATATAATGGCAAAGACAACCAACTACATGTGCAATGAATGGCTTGACGACAGTGACAAGAAACTGTTTGAGGATATGAAGAAAAACAACCCTAGACGTTATCAGGTGGCAGGGCTTGGAAACTGGGGAATTGTTGAAGGGCTTGTTTATGAGAACTGGGAAGAAAAAGAATTTGATGTCAATGAAATTTCAAAACGTAAAGGTGTGAAATCAGCTTTCGGACTAGACTTTGGGTATACCAATGATCCGTCAGCATTTTTCTGTGGGCTGATTGATGTAGCAAATAAGGAAATTTATGTGTTTGACGAGATTTATAAAAACGCAATGAAAAACCGTCAAATCGCTGAAGAGATTATCAGAAAAGGCTATGGAAAAGAAAAAATTGTGGCAGATAGTCAAGAGCCTAAGTCAATTGACGAACTTTATGATTTGGGATTGAAAGGCATAAGAAAATCAAGAAAAGGTAGGGACAGTATTAATAACGGAGTTCAATATATTCAGGATTATAAAATTATCATTCATCCCAGATGTGTGAATTTCATAACCGAAATATCAAACTATATGTGGGATAAGGACAAGTTTGACAATCCAGTCAATAAGCCTGTAGACGATTTTAACCATTTAATGGATGCTATGAGATATGCACTAGAGAGCTATTCAAAAGGCCCTACATTTTCTTTTGATTAAGGAGAAAAAATGTTTAAATTTATTAAGAAATTGTTTAGGAGAAAAGATAAAATGGGAGAACAGAATATCAATCTTAGCGAAGTTGAAAATATTATAATGTGGTATTTTGCAAGTCGGAAATATAGAGAAATGAAAGATGGGAATGATTATTATCGTGGAAAACATGACATACTTTTTAGGCAAAGAACAGCTATTGGAGAAAATGGTGAATTGACAGAAATTCATAATTTACCAAATAATAGAATAGTGGATAACCAGTATAAAAAATTGGTAAAGCAAAAAGTAAATTATATAATTTCTAAAACTCCAAGCATTAAAAGCGAGAATCAGGAATATGATAGTAAATTAAATGAACTGTTTGATAAAAATTTTCTTAAAATACTAAAAAGAGTAACCACTGATGTCTACAACAATGGACTTGGGTGGTTATTTTTGTATGTTGATGAAACAGGGAAATTAAGATTCAAGAGATTAAATTCAGTTGAGGTTATTCCTGTCTGGCTTGATAATGAGCATGAAGAGCTTGATTATGCAATAAGAGTTTACAGTCGAGAGATTTATAAAAATGGGGCATATAATACTGAAAACTACGTTGAGATTTACAGAAAGTCTGGAGTTGAGTATTACAAAATGAACAATACAAAACTTACAGCAATTGAAAAGAAGGCGTACCTAAGTGTTGATGACAAGCCTTACAACTGGCAGAAAATACCACTTATATGCTTCAAAGCCGACGAGCTAGAACAATCCTTGCTTAAAAGAGTAAAATCGCTACAGGACGCTTTAAACATGCTTATAAGTGATTTTATGAATAACATGCAGGAAGACAGTAGAAATACAATTTTAATCATTAAAAATTATGATGGCGAAAATTTAGGTGCATTTAGAAAAAATCTTTCAACATTTGGTGCTGTTAAAGTTAGGGAAGATGGAGATGTATCAAGTTTACAAGTTGAAGTAAATGCAGGGAATTATGAAAGCATTGTGAAACTGCTGAAAAAAACTATAATTGAAAATGGTGGTGGATTTGACAGTAAGTCTGATACACTTGGGAATAATCCGAATCAGCTTAACATACGTTCAATGTACTCGGACATAGACTTGGAAGCAAATGATTTTGAAACAGAGTTTCAGGCAAGTTTTGAAGAAATGATATGGTTTGTGGCAAATCATTTGAAGAATACTGGACAAGGTGATTTTCTTAAAGAAAAAGTGGAAGTTGTGTTGAATAGAGACATATTGATAAACGAGAGTCAAGCTATTTCAGATATTAGAAATTCGGTTGGGATAATTTCGGACGAAACATTGGTTGCACAACATCCTTGGGTAACAGATGTTCAGGAAGAGCTTACAAGAATTAAGAAAGAGAAATCAGAACAGCAGATACAGGAGTGGACGGAGTATGAGAGTTTAAAAAATGAGAGTATTTAATCTCTCATCTTTTTTTAATTTTATAATTTTTCAGATTTTAGATATTCAATCCCTTTATTGGTTATTTCGATAAAATAAAGTGAATAAGGTTCGAAAACTGGTTCCACTAATGACACATTTGGTTCATGGTGCAAGATTTTTATAAACCCATAAGATTCTAAAATATTTAATACTTCAAGATCGATAGACGGTCCATTGTAAGTAAGTTTATTATTGTCTGAGGCCGCATATAAACTCTTTAAAAAATCACGTATAAACATCAACGGTAAAGTTTGCATATGTAAGTTCCACCTACACTTTCTATCGGAATTCCGATTATATTATTATACCTCGAAAATTAAGAAAAGGAAGAAGTTATGGATAAAAAATATTGGAAAGATAGATTTATTGAGGAAGAAAGCCGAGTTAATCAAATGGCTGTAAAAGAGATAAAGAAACAGCAGGCTGAATACGACAAGGTAATCACTAGTATAAATCAAGATATTGAAATCTGGTACAACAGGATTGCTAAAAATAACGATGTATCATTAGCAAATGCGAAGGAAATGCTTAATAAGAAAGAAAAACAGGAGTTCAAATGGACTGTGGAAGAGTATATAAAAAAAGGTTCTGGGAAAGAGGGTTTATCATTTCAAAAAGAACTTGAAAATGCAAGTGCAAGGTATCATATAGAGAGATTAGAAGCATTAAAACTTCAGGTACGAGCAAGAATAGAAAGATTGTACGAGGATAATGGGAAAGGTTTTGAGAAGTACTTGTCGAAATTGTATAAAGACCAATACAATCATACTTTTTTTGAGATAGCAAAAGGTACTGGTATGGATATTGGTTCAAATTTGTATAAGATGAATGATAAATTGGTAGACACTGTTATTTCTAGTCCTTGGGCTTCTGATGGTAAACATTTTTCAGACAGGATATGGGAAGATAAAAATAAATTAATAAATACTCTGCATACAGAAATGACACAGGCTTTTATTCGTGGGGATAAACTGGATACATTAATAGAAAAAGTTGTTAAAAGAATGAATGTAAGCAGAAATAATGTAGCAAGGCTTGTCTATACTGAAAGTGCCGCTTATGCTTCTAAAGCTAGAATTAAGACTTATGAGGATTTGAATGTTGAACGATACGAAGTTGTTGCAACTCTTGACAGCAGAACTTCTGAAATTTGTCAAAGCCTTGACGGCAAAGTGTTCAAGTTTAAGGATTACGAGATTGGCACAACTGCTCCACCATTTCACGTCAACTGCAGGACAACTACAGCTCCATATTTTGAAGATGAGGAAGAAGGAGAACGTGCTGCAAGGGATAAAGATGGAAAAACTTATTACGTGCCAAGTGATATGAAGTATAAAGACTGGGAAATTGAATATGCGAATAAAAGATTTGTCAATACAACTGTAAAAGTTCCTGAAGGAAGATACAGATTACTTGGAAATATTAAAGATTCAAGGTATAATAGTGTAGAAGAGCTTTTGCAAAAATATGAAGAAAAAATAGTTAAAAATACCTATGAAAGTGCTATGGTTGTAACTGAGCGTGGAGAAATATACGTTATAAAGGGTGATAAAGGCTCGTTACCTATGCAAAGAATCGAATCAATACGTTTTGAGAACGCTTCTATAACTCACAATCACCCAGAAGGAAGACATGAATGGGGATTCAGTGGTGGAGATTTTGACACTTTCAGGAATGGGAAGTTCAAATATATGAGAGCGATTGATGAAAAATATGTGCATGAGTTGTCAAAGGATATGTTTGAGATGGATATGACAGATTTTGATGATGATATTCAAAAACTTAGAGAATTAAATTTTGAAGATGTTGCACAGATTTTACAAAAACTAAATGCAAAAGATAAAAACCTAAACTATAGGAGAAAAAAATATGTTATCAAGAGAACATAGGCTATATAAAGCATTTAAACAAATGCGAGATAAAGAAAAAGAGTATCAGAGAAAAAGAGACGAAATGGGATGGAGAGGGCTTGATGGACCTTTTACGAAAGAGGAAATTGAGCTTCACAAAGAATTTTTTGAGTTTATGAAAAAAGTTCTAAAAGAAGAAAAAGATTTAGATTTTAAACTTTCAGATTTGTGGGAAATGTACAAGGAAGACAATCAATAAAGAAAAAAAACTAATCACGATTATTAATTTAGTCGTGATTTTTTATTTTCGCCTTTTAAGATTTGCAGGCGTAAAAGAACAAATCTAATACTATTTCCCATTAAAGCAATAGATTTATTATAAAATCTATTTAACAAGAGGTCTTGATCCTTTGCCATAAAAAAATAAATAAAATATAATT